GGATTGATCCACCTAATTGGTGGATATGCAAAGTCTGCCACGATGCTGATTCGCCAGTTGGTGGATGCAGGTACTTTGAGCAACCTGCCCGGCGGCTTGAAATCTAGGGGGTTGAGGATCAAGGGAGACGACACGCCAATACAGCCCGGAGAATTTAGGGACGTGGATGTGCCTTCCGGATCGATCCGTGACAACATTTTACCACTTCCGTACAAAGAACCAAGCCAAGTTTTGTATTCGTTGTTTCAGAACATTGTGCAGGAGGGACGCTCGTTCGCATCTTCAGGTGATATGAAGGTGTCTGATATGTCCAACCAAGCGCCGGTTGGAACCACGCTAGCTATATTAGAGCGCACATTAAAAGTTATGACCGCTGTGCAGGCCCGCTTGCACTATAGTATGAAGCAGGAGTTCAAGCTGCTCAAGACTATCATCGCGGACTACACACCCGAGGAATACGACTACGAGCCAGAAGACGCCGGTCGCCGCGCAAAGAAAGCCGACTACGACTCGATTGACGTTATTCCTGTAAGCGACCCGAACGCCGCTACGATGGCGCAGAAGATTGTGCAGTACCAAGCCGTGTTGCAGCTGGCGCAGAGCGCCCCGCAGTTGTACAACTTACCGCTGTTACACCGCCAGATGATTGAGGTGTTGGGCATAAAGAACGCCAGCAAGTTGGTGCCGATTGAGGACGACGCAGTTCCGACAGACCCCGTGCAGGAGAACCAGAACGTGCTGACTGGCAAGCCGGTCAAGGCGTTCATCGAGCAGAACCACGAGGCGCACATTCAGGTGCACATGGCCGCTATTCAGAACCCCAAGATTCAGCAGTTGATGCAGATGAACCCGCAAGCGCAAGCGATCATGGCTGCGGCGATGGCTCACATAAACGAGCACATTGCGTTCGAGTACCGCAAGCAGATTGAGATGGCTCTGGGTTCACCGTTGCCCGGCGAGGAGAAAAACAAGCAGATCTCTCCTGAGATGGCTGATCAGATTGCCATTATGGCGGCTAAGGCGTCACAAATGTTAACGCAGCGGGATCAACAGGCAGCTCAACAACAGGCAGCTCAGCAACAAATGCAAGACCCAATCGTGCAGATGCAAATGCAGGAACTCCAACTTAAGCAGCAGGACTTGCAGCTTAAAGCCCAGAAGCAACAGATCGATGCCGCAGCTAAAGCCGACCAGATTCGGATTGAAGAGGCACGGATCGCGGCGCAAAAAGAAATTGCAGCTATGCAAGTTGGCGCAACCGCAGCCGCCCAGAAAGACAAAGCTAATAAACAGCAAGAACTTGAAAGCGTCCGTATGGGCGTGGACATTGCCAAGCATCGGGCACAAATGGCCCAGCAAAACCGCGCTGCACAATCCGCGCGACAACAGCCTAGGAAGGAGAAGAGTTGAACGAGCACAGATTACTTTCTTACATCGCCCATGAAATTGACAAGCTCAGGGGCGACCAAGCTAATTTCCTTAACGGGGGAGGAGCTAAGGATTTCGCCGAGTATCGGCATGTCTGCGGGATCATCCGGGGTCTGACCTACGCAGAATCTTTTGTTAAAGACCTTGTGCAAAAAATGGAGGACTCTGATGAGTAATTATGACGTGGCGGCGATAGATTTGTCCGGTATTCTTAATACGAGCGCCGAGCAAAAAGCCAAGCAACTACCCGATCCGAAGACGTTTCATCTTCTGTGCGTTGTACCAGAAGCTGTTGAAGAATTTGCGGATAGTTCGCTAATTAAACCAACCCAAACCATGCATTACGAAGAAGTGCTGACCCCAGTTCTTTTTGTAGTGAAGCTTGGGCCCGATGCCTATAAAGACCCGACGCGCTTTCCTAGCGGCCCGTCGTGCAAAGCAGGCGATTTTGTAATCGTCCGACCCAATTCGGGCACCCGCCTGAAGATACAAGGCCGCGAATTCCGCATCATTAACGATGATTCGGTTGAGGCGGTTGTGGAAGATCCCCGTGGAATTACACGTGCAGCATAAGGAGTAAATCATGTCTACACAGGAGTTTAAAGGCGAAACTTTTAAGTTTCCCGACGAAAACGAATCTGAGGCTATTGCTGAAGAAAAGCTTGAAATAGAGATAGAAGACGACACCCCGGTACAAGATCGAGGCCGAAAACCCATGAGGGAGCCGGTTGAAGACCCTACCGAAGATGAGTTATCCTCATACGACGAAAAAGTACAGCAGCGTATTAAGAAGTTTACTCGTGGATACCATGATGAACGTCGCGCTAAAGAAGAGGCTCTCCGTGAAAGGGAGGCCGCTGAAACTTTTGCCCGCCAAGTGTTTGAAGAAAATAAGCGTCTTCAGCAGCAGCTCTCTTACGGGAGCAAGGCGTATATTGAGCAATCTCAATCCGCCGCGCAAATCGAATTAGATGCAGCCAAGAAACGGTACAAAGAGGCGTATGAGCAGGGCGATGCAGACGCATTAACCGAAGCTCAAGCTGAAATTACCAAGGCTACTTTGAAGATAGACAAGGCTTCAGTAATGCGGCCTATCGAGATTGAAGAAAAAGAGTTTCAGCCCGCTACTTCCCCCCAACCAAAGATTAATTCTAGAACTCAGAAATGGGTTGATGACAATAGTGAGTGGTGGGGTGTAGACGAAGAAATGACGGCAGCTGCTATGGGGCTTGACAGAAAGCTACAAAAGCAGTATGGTGCCGAGTATATAGGTACTGAAGAGTATTTTAAAACCATCGATAAAACGATGCGCAAGAGATTTCCTGAACAATTTGAAGATGTTCAGAGCTATGAGGACGACGAACCGCCTCCTAAAAAAAGAACGTCAGAACCGGTCGAGGAGTATGAAACCCCACGCCGTGCAACTAAACCCGCTGCGGTAGTAGCTCCGGCTACCCGTAGTACCCCGCCTAACCGCGTTAAGTTGAAAGCATCCGAAGCCGCCATTGCGCGTCGTCTTGGGGTGCCAATTGAACTTTATGCAAAACAGGTTGCTCAACTAAAGAGAGGTGAATGAAGATGGAACAAGGTAAAAATTCTGAAAAGGCCCAAAATCGCTTAGACCGCGAATTGGATTCCCGTAAAGTAACGGCTCGCCCAATGTATTGGAGGCAACCGGATACCTTGCCACAACCGGATGAACGTCCGGGGTGGAGTCATCGCTATATCCGCCTTAGTGCTGGTGGCGTAGACGATCCAAGTAACATTTCCTCCAAGTTGCGAGAGGGATATGAACCCTGCAAAGCAGAGGAATATCCTGAATTGATGATGCACGCTATTGCTGAAGGTCGCTTTAAAGGCAACATTGAAGTAGGTGGGTTATTGCTTTGCCGTATTCCGGCTGAATTTATGGAACAGCGGGCTGCGTTTTACGCAAACCAAAACAAAGCTCAGATGGACTCGGTGGACAATAACTTCTTGAAAGACAACGACCCTCGTATGCAGAAGTTCTCTGAACGAAGCACGAAGGTTACTTTTGGTTCTGGTTCTTAACTTTTTAAGGAGTCTTAGATGGCTTATCCCGTTATCAATGCCCCATACGGGCTAAAACCGATCAATTTGATCGGTGGACAGGTATTCGCGGGTTCTACTCGTGAATACGATATCCCCTACGGATATTCGACAAACATTTTCTACGGCGACATCGTTGGTTTGTCACGTGGTAATGTGCAGCGTTTGTCTGTTACTACTGGTACTCTCGGCACCGTAACAGGTGTGTTCTTGGGTTGTTCTTACACCAACCCTCTGACCAAGCAAAAGCAATTTGCCCAGTACTGGCCCGCTTCTACGCTGGCTGGTGACGCTGTTGCTATCGTTTGTGATGATCCCGACACCGTGTTTAAAGCGGTTGTGTGTTCTGCTACTACCGTTGTTGCTGGTGGCGCTCGCGCCATGATCGGCCAAAACTTGGCTATGATCAACAACACTGGTAACGTGAATACCGGCAATTCTGCTAACGCTTTGTTGGCTCCTAGCGCTACTCCAGCTACAACCGACGCCCTGCCAGTGCGTGTTTTGGGCCTCGTGCCTGATACCGAAGTGGCTTTGGGTACTGCTACTTTCTCTAGCATTTCTACCGCCACCATCACTTGCTCAGCTTTGCCTTTCGCATTGCCCGTAGGTACAGATGTAGGTTCGTTGGCTGCTAACGGTCAGTACATCCCATCCGGCTCGTTTGTTGCTACCGCAGCAGCTGCTGGCGCTACTTCCGTTGTGTTGAACCAAGCTCCTGTGGCCGCTTTTGCTGCCAGCTCTACGCTTGTGTTTAATCAGTTCCCAGAGTTGCTGGTTAAGTTGAACTTCGGTCAACACCAGTATTACGCTGCCACCAGCATTGCTTAAGGAGTAACTAAAAATGGCAATTTCACGCGCACAACTACTTAAGGAACTCCTGCCCGGCTTGAACGCTTTGTTTGGTATGGAGTACGCTCGTTACGGCGAAGAACATAAAGAAATTTATGAAACTGAAGCTTCTGAGCGTTCGTTTGAAGAAGAAACCAAGCTGTCTGGCTTCTCCGCCGCTCCGGTGAAGAACGAGGGCGCTGCCATTGCTTATGACAATGCGCAGGAAGCTTGGACTACCCGCTATAACCATGAAACCATCGCTTTGGGTTTCTCGATTACCGAAGAGGCAATCGAAGACAACTTGTACGACAGCTTGTCTGCTCGTTACACCAAAGGTTTGGCTCGTGCTATGGCCTATACCAAGCAGGTTAAAGCCGCTGCCGTTATCAACAACGGTTTCTCTGCCAACTACATTGGCGGCGATGGCGTACCCCTGTTCAGCACCGCTCACCCACTGGTTTCCGGTGGCTCCAACAGCAACCGTCCAGCCACTGCTGCCGACTTGAACGAGACTTCTTTGGAAGCCGCCGTTATTCAAATCGCTGCTTGGACTGACGAGCGCGGCCTGTTGATCGCTGCTAAACCACGTAAGTTGATCGTTCCTCCTGCTTTGCAGTTCGTTGCAACTCGTTTGTTGGAAACCAGCCTCCGTGTTGGCACCAATGACAACGATATCAACGCCCTGAAGAACAATGGTTCTATTCCTGAAGGCTATAGCATCAACCATTACCTGACCGACACAAACGGCTGGTATCTGTGTACTGATGTGCCTAATGGCTTGAAGCATTTCGTTCGTTCACCCCTGCAAAACAGCATGGACGGGGATTTTGATACAGGCAACGTGCGTTACAAGGCCCGCGAGCGTTATTCGTTCGGCTGGTCTGATCCGCTCGGCATGTTCGGTTCACCCGGTAGCAACTAAGCAATTAGTAGCAGAAAAGGGGGCTTCGGCCCCCTTTTTTATGGGTGTTCCGTACCCTTTTTACGTTTCTTTTTGGTTTTCTTAGCCGCCTTGTTTTCTTCGTAATGGTGTATACGGTGACAGCTTGCGCATAGAACAATGCATTTGGCAGCTTCTAGAAAAGCCCTTTTGTAGCGACGACGCTGTATGAAGTAAAAAACGGAATTTTCTTTCGTGCCCGGAGGGTGGTGGAAGTCAAGCGCAGCGGGGTGGTTTTGCCCACATTTTGTGCAGGAGAGCGTGGCTTTGTAAGCGTCCCACTCAGCACGCGCCTTTTTATTTACTTCTTTTGTGGCGGCTTTTACAGCTACCTTGTTGCCCTCATAGTATTTTTTGGCATACTCCCTCTGCTTTTCTTTACGCAACTCCGGGTCTTTGTAGGGCATGTTTTATCCTATATCTCCAGTAAAGTGTGCCTTTGGCACCCCAAGGTATCGTTGGCTCAAACATTTTGAAACCCATAGCTATCAGGCTGTTTGCTGAAGCTGGGTTGTAGTAAGTGTCGGTGATTAACCATTCCCACCCATTAGCTTTTGCTTGACGTATCCTTGCACGGATAAGCTTTTTTTGTAGGCCATTTCCGCGATGATCCGGCAGCACACCGGCACGACAAAGATAACCACACTCAGCCCAGCGAGCAGAAGGAGCAAGACCGGAAAAAGCAACAGGTTTCTTATCTTCTGCAAAAGCAACATGCCAATAGCCTACAGTGTGATCATAGGGTGTATCCCCCGGCAAGCAGTCCAGCTGGAGTGCAGCAATTATAGAGTGCCACTGGGGGTCTCTCGTATCGACAAGTCGGATAGAGTAGCGCATGGGGCGGATTGTCCTTTAGATTTGTGACAAATTTTGTAGTTGACACGATTTTAAATTAGTGTATATTGGGCACATCCCGGGGAACCCGGCGTATCAAACTGACCCGGCAGACGACATACCGATTGATACGCTGATCTTGTATGTAAGGAAAATTTAATGGCACTCTCAACCACCCAATCAATCTGGCGTTCTGGTGGCGGCGATCAAACACGTACTGCTTATTGCGGTTCTGGCGTTATGGCTGCTCAGTTTTACTTTGACCCTACCTTAGTAAACACTACTCGCGTTCAAGTTTCTTCAACTGACACCACCCCCGTTATCCTGCCCGCTGGCGCGATCATTACGGCTATTCAATTTAACGCTACCGGTACAGGCGGCACCACTCCTACTATGGATATGGGCTTCACTTTGTACGGCACTGGCACAACCAGCCCAACCGCTCTGGTAGACAACTACGCTGCCGATGCTGGCAAAAAGCAAATTGTTTGGGGCGATAGCGGCACTGGCGCTTCTTTGGGCGCTGTTATGTCTTCTACCGAATTGGTGTACATCACCGGCGGTGCAAACACTGGCGACGCTCCCACTGGCGGTACTGTAGTCGGTACTATCCTTTACTTCGTAGCCGATCCCTTGCTGGGCCAACAGAATGTCTAATTTAGGCATATGGTCGTCCATAACCCGCATGGGGTTGTTTGAGCCATTTGAGTTGCAAGTGGCTCGCAATCAAGTGGGCGGTCACTCTGGTTTGGAGATATTTGGGTATTCGCCTAATATCGCAAACACTGCTTTTGGCCCCATGTGGGAGGGGCAGACTCAATCTGGCGGTTTGTATACGCCACCTTCGTCTGC